GGGTACTGAAGCAGGAAATGGATTTTATGGAAGTCACGTCCCTAAATTATTCATTCACGATGAATACAACACCGCCATTATTGAGAATATATTGAAGCGTCAGAAAACCGTCCTGAAGCAGGTGAAAAAGGAGATCGAACATTACAAGAAGTCAACGATTGACCCGCGCGCTTTTTGCATTCTAGATGATTGCTTATTCGACAACTCGTGGACCAAGGACAAGATGATGCGGTTGCTTTTCATGAACGGCAGGCACTGGAAAATTATGCTTATCATCACTATGCAGTATCCATTAGGTATACCTCCCAATTTGCGGACAAATATCGACTATGTGTTTATACTGCGCGAACCCTACATTTCCAATAGGAAAAGGATTTGGGAAAACTATGCCGGAATGTTTCCCACATATGAGAGTTTCGCACAGGTAATGGACCAATGCACCGAAAACTTTGAATGTTTGGTCGTGGACAACAATGCCAAGTCTAATAACCTACAGGACCAGATTTTTTGGTATAAGGCACAACCACACGGAGACTTCAAACTCGGTTCGAAAGAGTTCTGGGAAATATCGAAGGATCTTCATTCTGACGATGAGGACGACTCATACGACCCCAACTCGGGGCGAAAGCGCGGTCCCAAAATAAATGTGCGGAAGACTCGGTGGTAAGAAGTAGTATGTTCAAATTTTAGCAGCAACACACTTGTTTGCTTTGATAAATTCGTCCTTGTCAATCGTGTATATGAAAGCGCAGCAGTGCGACTCTGGCATTCGGTGCTTCGAACAATAAACGTTTTCGCAGCGACATTTCCCCATCATCATCTCTACCTGGTTCACTTTTTTCGCACAACCTTGAAACGCACACTTTTGTTTCGGCACACCTTTTCCCGAGGCAATATGGTTGGTCGCACTTTGTTCCCGCATACTTTGGATGGGCGCACTCTGTTGCGGCATTCTAGTTATTTACATATACTACTAGGGATTATATGTAAATTCAATTTTTTAGTTTTTCTTAATTTATGTTCTTCACGGGGTAATTATAGGTTTCACGCCTGCTTATTCCCCTTGTCCGCTTCCTCAGCACCCTCAGCACCCTCAGCACCCTCAGCACCCTCAGCACCCTCAGCATCCTCAGCACCCTCAGCATCCTCAGCATCCTCAGCACCCTCAGCATCCTCAGCACCCTCAGCACCCTCAGCATCCTCAGCAATGTTCACTAACACAGTCTCCTTCTCCTTCGGTTCTGAAACACCAGCATCGGTCAGTCTGCTGAGACCGTGGTCGGAATTCTTATGGTCAATCACCACATCTTCATCCTCGAACAACTCCTTTCGAACATCAGCAACCGTGACCTCTTCGCCCATACCAGTCTCCATGTTGTTGACGTTGTTCACACTCACCAATTGACCATTCTCGTCCAAGGTCTGCGTAAGCACGTTGCCGCTCTCGAGCGCCTTCTTCTTGTTCTCCTCAATCGCCTGCTCCTTCGTTTCACGCATCCGCTTGTCAAACTCAACCTTGGCGTTCTTCTCGTTCGCCTGCTTCTCGTGCATGAGCTGGTTGAGTTCGTCCTCCAGATACTCGACGCGCCCCGTCTTGTACGCCTCGGGGTGGTACGGCATCCACATACCGACCGGACCCACAAAAACGTCGTGGTTCGGGTCCACTTCGCGAAGCATTTTACATCTCAGTTCAGCCTCTTGCTGACTCGGATAAGAACCGCGCACCTTCAATCCACGAACGCTCGTCTGGAATCCATTCTCCTGATTGAATGCCTCGTCCAACTTGGTCTCGTTCGAGTCCATAAAGTTCTTGAACTCATCCTCTAGATTCGTGGCAAACAGATTATCCCGCTCCTCTTTACAGAACTCCTCCAAATCCTTGGTGAGATCGTCAAAGACAAGATTATACTTGAACGAGAGAAAACTCAAGAATTGTGTATATTTAGACAATGCCTTGGACATTTCCCACTGCTTTAGGAATTCATTGAAATTATAAAGTCGGCGGTCGTTCAGAATCTTCTCCGGAGAGAGAAACGATACGCAAACGAATTTTTGTCCGGCAACTACCTTGTCCTCATCTAACACATCGACATACTTCTTGTTCTCGGAGCCGTCAATGTCCAATCTACATTCGATTCCCTCCGGTCTGGTTGTCGTGTTCGAAGTGTCGCTCATATAGGAATATTAATCCTCATAAACTTTAAGTGATTTCAATCGACATATTATATTTTTTTCTTTTTATTAAATATAAGAATGAGCATTACTGATATTGTCAACGATTTCGATCTTGGTGAACTTTTGAAGCGCGCGATCAAATACCTTGTGGAGGGTATCATGGTGGCACTTGCTGCCTTTGCCATCCCGAAGCGCTCGCTCGACCTTGATGAGGTTGCCTTCATCGCGCTCACCGCGGCCGCCACCTTTAGCATTCTTGATACGTTCGTCCCGGCTATGGCCGTGGGTGCTCGCTCGGGCGCTGGGTTCGGCATCGGCGCCAACCTTGTCGGTTTCCCCAAACTCGGGTAAGCATAAACTCGGTTAAGCATAAACTCGGGTAAGCATAAACTCGGGTAAGCATAAACTCGGGTAAGCATAAACTTGCCTATAAACACGAAAAATACCAATAAATATAATATAGATTTGAATATAGTTATCAAATCTATATTGTGGGAATGAACTCCCAGTCGAGTTCGTTACATATTTTCCTCCATATTTCGTCTTGTTCGATTCGCTTTTCACGGTCCTTTAGCATTGGGAAGAAAGGCAGGAATTCGCGCTGGTCGAGCAACTCGCACAACTTGTAGACCGTATAGTAGTAGTTTAAGAAGTTCACTCGATCTTCCGGGCAATATTTCGCATAAGGGCCTTGGATTTCCATAAAAAGATTGCACAGCGTGTCTTCGAGTTCCGGACTCATAATGGGCGGTTTGATTCCCAACTTGTCTTTGATAAAGGGAATGTGCTCGTAATATTTGTTGTAGCCCAACCGCTTTAGTATCTCTTTCGCGCGCTTGTTGGTGATTTGTTCGAGGCCGATTCGTTCCTTTTTGATTTGCAACTTGATATTCTCGAGCACTTCGTCGGGTATTTGCGTGGTCTCCTTGGCTTGGAACTGCGCGATTACCTCTCTGAAATGGTTGATTCTTTTGTAAGCATAAAAGCAGACCTCTTTGGGAGGTTCTTTATACGAGGGTTTCTCATTTTCTACAAGGTATTGGATCGTGGAAGAACAATTATTGCAAACAAGTTGTCCCTCGTGCACAATCGGAATCATCTCGCCTTGGTGGCAAACTTCGCAAATGTCCGTCTGAACCACATAATTGCCAATGTCCATAAAGCTGTCGTCGATGTTTGCAAGAAATTTCTTCACATTGCTGTGCTCCTTTTCATCCTCCTTCTTGCTTGGTGTTTCCGTTTTGAAAAAGGTGTTGAGAACCGTTGTTTTGTTTGTGCCCTCCGCGACCTTCATTTTATTCTCGAAATAACCGAATACTAACTCCGAGTTGTTTAGCAAATAATTTCTCTCGCGCCCTTTGATTTCCCGGAGCGTCCTCTTGATGTCTTCCATCCTATCTTTTGTTTCTAACTCTGCTTCGACGGACATCTTATTTCGTTGTAGTTTTTTACGAAGTGACCTTTGCTCTTTGCGAAGAGACGGGACGACCACCTCTTTTTCGCGCCGCAATTCATCGACGATTTCTTGATGTTTTCCGTCGAGGGTAGTGATGGAATTGTTTTCGACCAGTATCTTTCTTGTATTTTTCTGTTTAAATTTAGGCATATTAACAATACCTTTTTATTAGTGTTTAATTGAATATACTTCCAGTTATTGTTTTCTTGCTTTTAATTTAATGGATACAGTTCGCATTAATACCCCAGAAGATTTAGAAGTCGATTGTATCAAACTCCAGAAAATGGCCTTCATTTTTAACGCCGTTCAATCGGGTTGGAAGGTTTCCATGAAAGATGACACCTATATTTTCACCAAAAAACATCAGGGTAAGAAGGAAATTTACCTTGACACCTATGTGAAATCGTTTATTGAGAAAAACATGGACATAAACAAAATTAAGAATAGCATCGACAATTAGCATCGACAATTAGCACCGACAATCAATACACGATATTTATGGAGTATTTCGGAGTATTTCCATAGTATTTTTTGATATTTCAACAATGTTTTAATGATTAATAGTATTTTTAATCATTAATTAAATCTTTTTCGTAATTTTTTTTTCTTTAGCAATATTATAACAATGGGAGGTGGATTAATGCAACTCGTAGCCTACGGCGCTCAGGACGTTTACCTTACCGGCAACCCGCAGATCACCTTCTGGAAGGTGACCTACCGTCGCCACACCAACTTCGCGATGGAGTCGATCGAGCAGACCTTCAACGGCCAGGCCGATTTCGGCCGCCGTGTCACCTGCACCATCAGCCGCAACGGTGACCTCGCGTACCGCACCTACCTTCAGGTCACTCTTCCGGAGATTAGCCAGGACCTCAAAAATTCAGGCTCTAGTGTCTACGCTCGCTGGTTAGATTTCCCGGGTGAGCAGATGATCTCGCAGGTCGAGGTCGAGATTGGTGGCCAGCGCATCGACCGCCAGTACGGCGACTGGATGCACATCTGGAACCAGCTCACCCTTTCCAAGGAGCAGGAGCGTGGCTACTACAAGATGGTTGGCAACACCACCCAGCTCACCTACATCACCGACCCGACTTTTGCCGATGTTGATGGCCCGTGCAACGTTGATTCTAACGGCACCGTCCCAACCAACGTGTGCGCCCCGCGCAACACCCTTCCGGAGACGACCCTCTACGTGCCGCTCCAGTTCTGGTACTGCCGCAACCCGGGTCTTGCCCTTCCGCTCATTGCCCTCCAGTACCACGAGGTCAAGATCAACCTCGATCTTCGCCCGATTGATGAGTGCCTCTGGGCCGTCAGCAGTCTTGCCGGCGCTTCTACTAAGGTATCCAAAGCCTACCAGCAGTCGCTTGTTGCCGCGTCGCTCTACGTCGACTACGTGTTCCTGGACACCGACGAGCGTCGCCGCATGGCGCAGAACCCGCACGAGTACCTGATTGAGCAGCTCCAGTTCACTGGCGATGAGTCGGTCGGTTCGTCCTCGAACAAGATCAAACTCAACTTCAACCACCCGTGCAAGGAGCTCGTCTTCGTTGCCCAGCCGGACGCGAACGTCGACTACTGCGCGTCCCTTGAGTCTTCGGATACTCTCCTCAAGAAGACCCTCGGTGCTCAGCCGTTCAACTACACCGATTCGATCGATGCGCTCCCGAATGCTATCCACGCCTTCGGTGGTCCGAATTCCCTTAAGGGTTCGAATGGCTTCATTGGTACATCGGGTCTCTTCCAGGACCAAGGTGCTGATGACCTTGTCAGCACCAGCAACGACCACCACGACAACTTCGGCGTTGATGGCGATGATGGCTCGACCCTCTCGGATGCCGGCACCTTCGTGCTTGCCGAGACCGCGCTTGACATGCACTGCTGGGGCGAGAACCCGGTCGTCACCGCCAAGCTTCAGCTCAACGGCCAGGACCGCTTCTCGGAGCGTGAGGGCACCTACTTCGACCTCGTCCAGCCGTACCAGTTCCACACCCGTGCCCCGGACACCGGCATCAACGTCTACTCGTTCGCGCTTCGCCCGGAGGAGCACCAGCCGTCGGGCACCTGCAATTTCTCGCGCATCGACAACGCGACTCTTCAGCTCGTCCTGTCGAACGCCACCGTCGAGAGCACCAAGACCGCCAAGGTCCGCGTGTACGCCACCAACTACAACGTCCTTCGCGTTATGTCGGGAATGGGCGGACTTGCTTATTCGAACTAAGTAACAGATGGGGGGATAAACCTTCTTAATTGTAATAAAAGACCTCTTAAACTAATATAGAGCACATACTCTTAATATATTATGTGCTCTAATGAAGAAACAGTTCTCGAAAGTGATGAAGGTCTATATATCCGTGCGGGTAAATATGCTGGGCAATACAAAAATATTTTATATCTGGTTAGAAACAATTTAACCAACGAACAATACTACAAGATGACTTGTGGTGAAAATGTATTCACCCTTTTGTCGATTGAAGATGTCGCTCAGATAAAGAATATAAAACCATTTCGTCCTTGTTGGACTCTTGGCGTAAACTCACGTTACGTCACCGGAAGGTTGAAAGACAAAACTCATTACCTTCACCGGTTCGTCATGAAGAACCAATATCCAAATGATGATAAACTCATCGACAAAAAATTCTCGATCGACCACATCAATCGTGACAAGTTGGACAATCGTCGCTCAAATCTGCGCTTCGCCACGCAGAGCGAACAAAATGCCAACACTAATAAGCGGTCCCGTAAATACAACGCAAATCCACTTCCAGACGGATTGACGCAAGCGATGCTCCCCAAATACGTCGTTTATTATCACGAAATCTACAACAAGGAGAAAAATCTCACCCGCGAGTTCTTCAAAATCGAAAGTCACCCCAAATTGGACAAACCTTTCATGAGTTCCAAATCACGCAAAGTATCCCTCATGGCCAAACTGGAGGAGGTCAAACAAAAACTACATAAATTGGAGAAAAACATTATTGAGGAAGAGGACCCCGATAAGCTGCCGCAATACTACCGCATCAACCAAATGCGTGGCGCACCGCACCTTGTGTATGAGCGCCGCCTCGACGACCGGCGCTACGGACTCAACATGAAACTCAAAGCAGGCTCGTCTATTCAAGACGAACTGGAGAGATTCCAAGAGAAACTCAAGAATAAATACCCTGAGTTGGCGGAGTAAACACAACATATAATCAATGATATTTTTCCATCAAAAATATGATATATGGATACAACTTAAATATACACACTTATATAGAAGCATATGCAAATCTTCATCAAGACGCTTACCGGAAAGACCATCACGCTCGACGTCGAGGCATCGGATACCATTGAAAACGTGAAACAGAAGGTTCAAGACAAGGAGGGTATTCCGCCCGACCAACAGCGCCTCATTTTTGCGGGAAAACAGCTTGAGGACGGAAGGACGCTTTCGGACTATAATATCCAAAAGGAGGCAACGCTTCACCTCGTCCTTCGTCTTCGTTAACCATACTAAAATGTTTAATTTATAATACGCATCATCGTGACGGGTATTATAAAATAATAAAATAAAAATTATTCATACTCGCGCAGAGAGGGCGGTCTCTCCATTTTTGTCTTGGTATCCCCCAGATATGATGGCGGCATATTACCAGATTGTTTTTGGCAAACACGCCCGGCATCATCTTCTTCAAACAAACCACTATAATAAGGTTTGATGTGGTCGCTAGAGCCAACACAACGTCCATTACCAAAACAAGGGGCAATACCGACAACATTACCAAAACCATCATTCGTCACCGACGCCATGAACGTCGTTGCCCCCCCAAGTGTAATGCCTCCAAACAAACACTTGACAAAGTTCCGCGCTTCCATTAATAATAACAGAGGGAATTTTTTTTATATTGTTTACAAATACCGGAAGAACTAGCACATTAGCACATTAGCACATTGGCACATTAGCACATTAGCACATTGGCACATTAGCACATTAGCACATTGGCACATTAGCACATTGGCACATTAGCACATTGGCACATTAGCACATTAGCACCAGCTAGCAAGTATTGAACAGGAGTTCCATATTTCTCACTTCAGGTCGGTCTTTCTCCTCGCGAAACAATTTCGTTATGAGGTCGTTATCTCTAAATCTCAAACTGTAGTGTTGTTGGAGATTGTTGCGCCCGACCCGACCCATTGCCTGAATACACTTTTCTTGGCTCATGTGCCCCAGGTCCTTGCTTATGTAGCCATGACAGAACTGATAGTTCGTGCCGTAAATGTAATCGGACGATGCAATGATAATGAATAATTTCTGCTGTTGCGCCAAGGACTTCATCACCTCTGAATAACGAACGCTGGCGTGTTGTGCAAAGACGCCTACCCCCATAAGCAGGAGCATTTTCCACGAATCCTCTATGTCATCGATCATCATAATCTCCTCGACGACAGTTTCGGATATGTCACACATAAATGGAGTGCCGTTCGTTTCCTCCGAAATATCGAACCGTTTTAGATGCCTTGCGCTGTTTGGAATAAACTGCGAGTCGAGTTCCACGCTTTTCACGCACGAATTCAGTTCATTTATTTTGGTCATCACGCGTCGCATTTCCGGATTCACCCTGCCATCCGCCAATTTCTTCTCTTTACCCTCGTCTTCGCGCGTTCCATCCTCGTACGTCTTTTGTAAGACAGACACCTTGCCATTGATGACCGTGTTGTAATGAATGGCCTTCATGATGTCGCGCGAAACTGCTTGCGGAATGTCCGACTGTTGAAGACAGAAACGCGCCACCTTTCCAACATCCTCCGCAAGGAAGATCGTCGGTCCGTCGGTCATCGTATGTGCATCGCTGGTGACGACGTGAATGTTCGATGTGTGGTGCCGTTTACGTTCAACGCTGACCGCTTCAAATACATCGCCCCATTTTTCAGGAACAATATTTGCGAGAACGTCTATATAGTAGGTCTTTATTTGCGACATGGTCACGTCTTCGACGCACGCGAAATTCTGCGTCATCGAATACCGCTCGTTGCGAACGCTGTTTCTAACGGATTTATTAGTGATAAACCGAATCGCTTCTCCTAGGTCGATGTAACGAAGTAATGTGCGATTTTGGCGACATTGTTTGGAGACTGCCAATATATCATCGTATTCGCGACTGAGGAAGTGGGGCATCGCGACATACCCGTCCTTTTCGATGAGCGGAATTGTCTTTTTGCAGTCATGGCTGACAATGGTGTGCACTTCGGCGTCCAAGAAGCGGGCACAGAAATCGGCGTTGGTCGGCTGCATTTCGTGTGGCTGGGGCAGAGTTGCCGACGACAATACCACGTTTGGTATTTGGTTCTCCTGCCAGTTACGCTGAATGATTGGGTGAAACTCGTGCTCTTTGTAATCCATCGTAATCGTAGGTTCATCCCAATATAAGATGATGTCTTCCTTCTTGTTGAACGCCAACATGTAATACATCGCCGGAAGATATGACTTGATGTCACATATCATAATCTCGACTTTATCCCCTACCGTATTATCGACCTTCCAAATCCCACCACTACGCCGATTCACCGTATAATCTTTTGCCGCAAAGTAATGAAGCCTGATATCCTCCGCGTCTTGACACCCAAACGCAAACGCCACCTTCTTGTGTCCGGAGATTGCTGCCTTTGCCAAAGCAAGACCAACGTGGCGTGCTGCACATACGAAGATGACCCGGTGCTTCTCGGATAGACCAAGTGGAGACATTGTCTTGCCCGTTCCCGTGGGAGCAATATACTGAATCAGTTTAGGAACGCGCGCTTTACATATTGTAAACAACTGCTTCTGATGGTCATACAATTCCTCATCAGCGTATTTCATCAGGTCTTCGTTTCGTTCAATAATTGTCTCGCCCATCTTGACTAGTTTGGTAATATCAACGGATTTATCATTGATACTAGAAAGGCGGTTCACTAGAGCAAGTAATACGCCATTGGACGCTTCCACATTATACTTGGAGAGTATCTTTATTGTGTAGTGGTATCGTAACCATTTGTCCGAGTTTTTCGACTTGTATTTGTAGAGTTTCTCCATCAAATCTAGGATAACGAATTCAAATAACTCGGTTTTCTCCGTAAGTAGTTGCTTGTCCGTATTCGAAAAACGGATTTGGTCGGCCTTTTTGATAGAGCATTTTTTAGTTTCGACTTTGTCGAACTTGAACCCGTATTTATTAGACATTATAGAGACCTTAGGTTCGATGTATTTCATGAACACGAAGTTTTCTAGTGCTTCTGAATGGCTGATTTTCAGATAACTCAACAAGGACATTGTCTTGTTTTGGCGAATAGCGACATTGTGATATCCACGAGTAATGAGATCGATAATTCGTTTTTCATTCGCTGATACGGGTATCTCGATGCTATTCCATTCGTCTTTTGTGAGTTTGCGTTGATTGAGATCCATGATATGTATCATTATCAGGATTGCTTTATTCTAGTTTCAATTTTGTCATTATTACGTATTATCTTTCTTATCATCATATATATAACATTTTTCGCGAGAAAGAAAACAATAGAATCACACGCATATGCGTATGAGAAAGATTTTCCACCTAGCGGATTACTTCCTCTGGCACTGGCATGCTGTCACGGAATCGACAACACCGACACAGGCGGAGAAGGATAAATTGCTCCGCAACGGACGACTTGGACACGGGAGTCCAAGTTGAAAAACGCACCAAGTCCAAAGGCCACGCACGGATGAACAATGAGGACTTAGAATAGAATTTCTCAAGGAACGAAGATACAAATGCAATGGCTCAAACGTTACGAATCGAAATCTTAAATCTATCGAAAATAGTTTTTTTATAGCAACTAGTGTCTTCTTTGAAATGTTTGAAGAGATGGACCGTCAGTTTTGATTTGAAACACGGTTTGTTCGATTTATTTTTCACATAGTAATACCCATTTGTATCTAACCAAGTTTCAAATCTAGCGTTTCTCTTCGCAAACAGCATTTTATATTATCAATTCTTAATGAATCAATAAAATAATATAAAATAAAATATCAATTTTTAAAATGACATTTTAGCGAATTGTCCGATTCCGATAGTTGTGCATTTCTCAATTTAGAAGATGAACACAAAAACTTTTAAAACAATATTATACAACTATTTAAACTCTCGACCATATTATAATGTATATGGAGAATCAACAAGACACTCCTATCCAAAAAAACGATATTGGAGATGCTCTTGAAATGTCGGTCGTCAAGAGAAACGGAAAGCACGAGGACGTGTCATTCGACAAAATCTTGAAGCGAGTCAAGAAGTTGGGTGCAGAGACGAAACCGCCAATCGTATTGAATTACAGTCAACTGGTTATGGAGGTTATCGACCAACTTTATAGTGGAATTCCGACGTCTGTCATCGACGAACTAACCGCGGAACAATGCGCTTCTCTTTGTACCAGGCACCCAGACTACGGAACCCTTGCCAGCAGAGTCATTGTTTCCAACAACCACAAAAACACTGTTTCGTCATTCACCGAGACTATGAAAAAACTCCATTTGTTTACCGATATTCACGGTGTTAATATCCCGCTTATTCACGAAGACCTCTGGTCCGTTGTAGAGAAGCACGGCGATACTATTAATGAGATGATCGATTACGACAGGGATTACGATATCGACTACTTTGGGTTCAAAACCCTTGAGCGAGCATACCTAATGCGAGTGGACAAGGTGATTGTCGAGCGACCCCAGCACATGTGGATGCGCGTATCCATCGGAATTCACGGCGATGATATGACCGCGGTGAAGGAGACATACGACCTAATGTCGATGAAATATTTTACGCATGCCACGCCAACTCTTTTCAATGCGGGCACACCGCGTCCACAGTTGAGTTCTTGCTACCTCTTGTCGATGGAGGATGACAGCATCGACGGAATTTACAACACGCTCAAAGAGTGCGCCAAAATTTCGAAGTGGGCTGGTGGGATTGGACTGCACATTCACAACGTTCGCGGCACGGGAAGCCACATCCGTGGGACCAACGGAACCTCCAATGGGATTGTCCCGATGCTGCAAGTGTTCAACAAGACCGCGCGGTATGTGGATCAGGGCGGCGGAAAACGCAACGGTTCATTTGCGATTTATGTGGAACCGTGGCATAGCGACATCGAAGAGTTCCTCGAACTCAAGAAGAATCACGGGGACGAGGAGATGCGTGCGCGCGACCTCTTTTATGCGCTGTGGATTCCATCGCTGTTTATGGAGAAGGTTGAGAAAGACCAGGACTGGTGTCTCTTTTGTCCTGACAAGTGTCCGGGACTCTCTGACTGCTATGGCGATGATTTCAAGGAGTTGTACGAAAAGTATGAGAGTTCGGGAAAGGCGACCAAGACAATGAAGGCGCGCACGCTCTGGTTCAGCATTTTGGACTCGCAAATGGAAACGGGCACACCCTACCTGCTTTACAAAGATGCTGCGAATGAGAAGAGCAACCAGAAGAATCTCGGCGTCATCAAGTCGTCCAATCTTTGCACGGAAATCATCGAGTACAGCGATGAGAACGAAACCGCGGTTTGCAACTTGGCCAGCATCGGACTCAGCATGTTTGTGAAAGAGGACAAATCGTTTGACTATGAAAAGCTTCACGCTGTCGCCAAGGTGGTAACCGCCAACCTCAATAAAATCATCGACGTTAACTTCTATCCGACCGACAAGACGCGCCGGAGCAACTTCCTCCATCGTCCGATTGGTATTGGGGTCCAGGGGCTGGCCGACGCCTTCGCGATGATGGACATTCCGTATCACAGTGATGGTGCGGTCTTGGTAAACAAGCAAATTTTCGAGACAATCTACCACGCGGCGCTCGAATGCTCGAACCAAATCTCGATTGACCGTTCTGCGGACATGCTGCGTTTGAAAAAATACAAGGATACTAATGTGGACGTCTTCACGGATACGAGCAATATTTCGCGCTCATATACCCACGACGTGATGGCCGATGACAATGAAACGTTGCGGCGCGTGCTGCCCATTCGCGCCGAGCTCGACATCCAGGGCGATGGTCTCATGGGCGCATATTCATCCTTCGTCGGCTCGCCCGCGTCCAAGGGAATCCTACAATTCGATATGTGGAATGTGGAGCCGTCCACCAGATACGATTGGTCCGCGTTGAAGGAGAGCATCAAAAACCACGGCTTGCGCAACTCGCTTCTTCTGGCGCCGATGCCGACCGCGTCTACGTCGCAAATCTTGGGCAACAACGAGTGCTTCGAACCTTTCACGAGCAATATTTACAGCCGCCGCACAATGGCGGGCGACTACGTGGTCGCGAACAAGCACCTGATGAAGGAGTTGGTCGAGTTGGGACTTTGGAGCGAGTCGCTCAAAGACAACATCATCATCAACAAGGGCAGCATTCAGCAAATCGACGGGATCCCCGACCACATCAAAGAAAAATACAAGATTGTCTGGGAGATTCCGATGCGCCACATGATTGACATGTCGGCAGACCGAGGCGCATTCATCTGCCAATCGCAGAGCCTGAATCTCTGGGTAGAGGAGCCCGACTACAAAATCCTCACCTCGATGCACTTCCACTCGTGGAAAAAAGGTCTGAAGACCGGCATTTACTATTTGCGGAGGAAGCCCCGTCACCAACCGCAGCAGTTCACGATCGACCCCGATAAGGTGGAAGAATGCGAGATGTGCTCCGGTTAAATGTTAATTAAATTACCACCCCGAAGGCTGAAAATCCTTTTTTGTGGTTGTCGTATTTGAAGATAATTTCGTTTCAATGTCATCAAGACGTTTATTAATGATATTGAACATATTGTATGTGGAATCGATATATTTTTCCATAAACTCTGATGGTTGGTTGTAATATTGACCGGTTGGACGCCCACTATCAGCTGATCTTACACTCATATGAGTTGAGAAATTTTTAACATTATATAAAGTACGTTGACCTAACTGATCTTTGGTTTGTTTGTTTAAAGACGATTGATAATCGTCCAACCAGGTCTTTAAAACTTTCAAATTAGGTTCCATTGTTAACTCGCGAAGAAGTTTTTTTTCTTCCTCAACTTTTCTTTTTTCACATAGTTCCTCCATTTTTGCCTTTAGTTTTTCCATTTCGTCGAAGCAAATTTTCATTTCTTCTGTTTCTGTCATTTTTGTTTGATAAAATTATTATCATTAATAAAACAAATCAATTTTAAAAAAAAAATATGAAGGTAATAATTATATAATGCTAAACGAACGAACAATCAAATGTAATTTTAACGCGGAATTTTATCAGCAAGAGATATAGTGCTATTATGTTTAGAACAACGATTGTATATGAGTAGTCCACATTGCTGAGATATTGCCAGTAATCATAGCAAGTGGTTATGCGGCCAGGAATATTGTAGTGAAATGTATCCCAGATAAACGCCAATACGAGTCCATAATATCCTCGCAGAGTAATAGTTTTGTTCATTTTGTAATAATAATGAGTGAAAGATATTGCATATCAATTTTATAGATTATTTAATCATTTATATATGTATCGTCACCTATATCATAATTATATTTTTCAATATAATAATCGAGACGAGACGGATGAAAACATACCATCATCAATTCTTCGACAAAAGGTTCGATTCTTTTTTTTATTAAATAATAATCTATCTCAAAAATATTTGGATTGAGAGAAATATAGTTCCAGTATATTCTTTCTTGGTTGCTTTCCAAAATTTTAATTGCGTTTTTATTAAAAGATAATTGTCCCCAA